GAAGGGTGTCTCCCCGCCTAGTTCTTCTTGCAATCTACGCAGTGAGTTGGTACATCTACGATCAGCAGTAGATACTGCACACTCTAGGAACTGCGCTATCTGCTGCAAGGTAGCGTTCTCGTAGTGGCGCATACGTAATACAGCTTGATCCTGCTGGTCTAGTTTAAGAAAACACTTCTTAATATCTATCAGGCTGATGAGTAGGTTGCCACCTTCTGCTGGGCTAGATGATCCACGTGGCTGACCATCATTAATCATCTCCTGCATCTGCTCTAGCACTGTGCCATCTATGATGGATGCAATAACAAATGGCAATAACTGACCGAGAGTAAAGGTCTGGTAATAAACCTCATCGTTGAGCTGGTAGCCAGACTTGTTAGCCTTCTCCTTGCGTGCATAGCGTTCGACTGCACGCTTCATCTGCCAAGCCACACGTCTCTGGTTGTATTCTAATTGTTTAGGATCTTCAACGTTCATCTGCTCTGTGATGTAGGCATTACGTGTGATAGCCCACGCTATACACTCCTGAGTGACATCATCTCGCTCTACCCAATGCTTGTAGCGCCGGTGAATTGCATAAGCAACTGACGGCGCTAACTCATAAACAATAGGGTGGAGTTCACTCATTAGGCCACGTCTCGTCAAGGACCATCATTGCAATAGCAGAATAGTTGAGTAGATCCAGGAATGAATCACGCAAGGACTCGTTGCTAGGCTGCACGCCTGAGTCAAGCAGGTTGTTGATGCGAGCTATCTTATCCCACATACGTACACGCAGACCATTAAGTGGTCCACCTGGTGACTGAGCAATATTCTTTGGGCCGTAGTCGTGATGCTTACGAATGAGTAGGTTACCTGCGGTATCCATAATGCGCCAGACATCTGTAACAAACTCTGGGTCTACCTTGTCTCGATAGGTCGTATCAAGATAGTCTCGGTTGCCGTATCCACTTCGAGGATCTGGAAGCCCATATGCTGTATAGTCTGTAGAATCATCTGCCATTCTTCTTTACTCACCCTTCGGTTCACCCACTAGCAAAGCCCGCGTAGCATCAGCTCCGTGTGCTAGGTAGTAGTCGTTGATGTCCATACCTGGTGGTAGTGTAACAATAGTTGAGTTCAATATCTCGTTGGCGACACGCTTGGCAAAGTCAGCACCAGGATTGGACCCATCCTCTTTAATATCATTATCGCCTACTACAAAGACAGTCTCATAGCCAGTAAATAACTTAGGAAAGTGTGGCTTCCAAGACTGTACGCCAGGAACACCCACTGCTGGGATACCTATCATCCCACTAGTAACGACTGCATCTAACTCACCCTCACAGATAACTATGTAAGGCGATAGCGGTAGTACATCTGAGACATTGTAAAGGTGTGCCTTCTGTCCAGAAGGTGAGCCATACTTAGGCTTGCCATCATCTAACCTACGGAACTTAAAGCCTACGCAACTGCCACCGGCAGTGATGTAAGGGATAGAGATCCATCCTTCATACATCTCGTGACCATTCATTGCGCCAGTGACTGTGCCTAATTGGAACTTAGCTGCTACAAGTTCAGAGATCCCACGTTCGTCTAGTGCGACCAGAGTTTCCGGACTTACCTCTTGGGCGTATCGCTGCGCCGCTTCCAGTAGCAATTTCGACTGCGCGTTTGAGGCCATCCCTAAACTCCAAGTTCTCTATGATGCAGACTATGTTGACTGCGTTGCCACCCTTACCACAGGTGTGGCAGAAGTATAAATTCTTATACGTATTGATTACAGCAGACCTACGAGTATCACTATGCAAGCAACACTTTACTGATACATCTTGTCCTTCTCGTACTTCCCCACCAAAGTAGGTAACGATTGGACCTATGGGGATTGAGTTTGCATCAGTGGAGTTGGAACTCCCTCGACCTTTACCCAACCTTGACCAGTCTTGTGCTGGCATACGCATCCTTCACACTTCTCGTGCCAATGCTGAGCACGCTTGAGATGGTTGAGTGAGTTCTCCTCACCGGCTTTGAGACAGTTCTCGCAGATCATTTCTCTACTTCTTCTTCTGGTAAGTACTCTTCTGTTGCTTCTTCAGCATCAGCTTCTACGATTGCATCAGGAATTAGTATCTCTGATGTAGTGATATCACCTTGTGGTACTGGCATTATTGTTTCTCCTTTAACCATTGTGTTAGATCCTGGATTACCCAAGCCTTATCTATACCAGAGTTGCGACGCTTAACTACAACATAATGCAGTGGCACTTCCCCAATACCACGAGCCTTAGCGTAGTTAAGCGCCTCAACTTCTGCTTGCCTCCAGAACTCTGGCAAGTCTAGTCTCGCCGTGTTCTTGAGTTCTAGTATGTAGGTCTGTCCCGCGACAACACATACTAAATCACCTTCGTCATCTTTACCCGCTAGACGTAAGCGGTCAGCTACTTGACCCATAGATCGTAGCCACTTCATAACATCTATCTCAAAGGCAGCACCCTTAGCCTTATTGTACTTCGGGTTGCTCATCTACCAGTACTACCTTGTTGATCTTATAGATCACATTGCCTTCTTCATCTTTGACTAACTCGACAACTCCAGACTGAAGCAGAGCACCAACGAAGTTGGTTAGGTCTACCTTGATTGCATCAACGTCTGTACGTAGCGCCTCAATCTTAATATTATCTCGGTACTTGTTTGTTAACTCTTGTTCAGCCATTGTAATTCCCTATCTATTGTTGGACTATGTAGTCGCCTTGATATCCATTTACTGCATCGTTTCTTAGCATAACACCCCAGGCATTTTTATCAGAGATCTGACAAGCAGCATAGTTAACAAATAGTGTTACGTAATCCTTACCATCTGCAGCGTGTGGACCAAAGCGGTTCTTAACTGCAGCTACCTTCAACTCACCGTTGTTTGGGTCATAGCCCAGCGTCAAGATCAACGCTGGCAACTGACTTACCTTGCCGTGAATGGCACGTCTGGCAGGTGGCTGAGATGGTGATCCATACTCACTCTGCTCAGATACGTGGTGTAGCACAAGTACGCAGGCTTCAGTCTTACGTGCCATATCGTGCAGCTCCATCATAATCGCACGCAAGCCAGCCCACTCATTGTCAGTCTCTGCTGCCACATTCATTAAGTTGTCTATGACAATCAACTCTGGAGCGTGGCCGTAGAGTTCTACATATGCTCTGATCTCTAACTCAATATCATCTAGTGATGGTGATGAATCAAAGACCCACTTGATATGTTCTAACTTGCCAAAGTGTTTGTCGTAGTAGTGCTTATCCTTAGATAGGTTCGACTCTACCGATACCTGTGAGTGACCAGATGCAGCAGATGCTGCTCTCATCATCACAGTTGTTGTATCAGTATCTGCCGAGAAGAAAAGGGTTGGCACGTCTGCCTTCATCGCATAGATGAGAGCAAACATTGACTTACCAGCGTTAGGTGCTGCAGCTACCATACAGACTTGTCCTCTTCGGAACTTAATCTGCTTGAGTGCTAAGCCCTGCCACACGTCTGGAAGAGGTGTTGCTTTGGTAAGCACACCACTCCAAGCGCGTGATAAGTCAAGCAATGCCTTCCCCCTTTAATGTTATACGTCGTTTACGTCTGATTAGCCTGCGTTCACCTTCAGTAACGCCACCCCAGATACCGTGCATCTCATTTTGTATTCCCCACTCAGCACACTCTGCTTGATGTGGACACCTTCTACAAATTGATTTGGCCATAACCATCTCGGTACTGTTAGAACCTCCGGCTACCTTTTCAGGAAACCAGAAGTCGCCACCGACTGTCGCGCAAGCAGGATTCTCATAGAACCTAGGCTCGCGCACCGATCATCGGACCCAGATAGTTTCGCACTTATCTGTTGCACCCTTTGGTGCAGCACACATATATCCAGTCCAAGGTCCACGAGCTGATGTACCAGTACGTAGAGCCATCACTCCGTGACGACAACTTTGTGATCCATCTCCTGCAGGAGCTGCAGCAACTGGTGTTGCATTAAATGCTGCAGCTACTGATGCAACCGTTGGTGCTGGTGCTGATGCTGTGCTTGCACCTAGTTCGACACCTGTTGCCTTGATGTTGAGTGCGTTCATAGCAAGGTCTGCTAGTCCAGCTTCTAGTTCTGTAACTGATGCAGCATAAAGATTGATAAGTGTTCCATCAGATAACTTGTAGTTAACCTGGAACTTTGTTCCTTCTGTAGCCATTTATTTTCCTCCACTAGGTTTGATGTTTAGCCTTGCAGTTTCTTCTCCAACACTTACTGGGACATAACCAATAAGTTCTTTGATCTTTTCTTTGTCAACTGTCTCACGACCTTTAACCTTTGTCCAACTGATTTCAATACCACTGGCTGTTACACCAACGGTTCCCTCGAATGAAGACTTGATTGAATCTCTTTCAGTTTCCAGATCTTTAATCTTACGATCTAATTGTAGAAAGTGCAGAGCGTTCTTGTCAATCTGCTCGT